CAGGGCGGTTTGCGGAGATTGACACAACTATAAACTATTTAAAACAGTTATCATCTGTGGGGGAAGTATTATGACAAGTGATTTATTTTTTGCTTTAGAGGCTACAAAATTTGCATCTCGTGAGGTTTATGGAGTTGTAAGAATTGAACCTAAGGAGAAGGGGTTGTTAAAACTTCTTAATAAACAGATTATTTTTCAAACCCTCTCAGATAGTGCTTGTTTAGAGGGGCTTATGAGTACTGAGATAGATGCACTTACAGGATATTTAATACTTAAATCCTAATGACAGATTTTATTGGTGGAGGAGTGTTCGTGGGGAGTAATCCTCAACCTGTGGGTGGGCGAGACTTAGGGGAACTCGGGGGAGCTGGATCTCCTATTCCCGGTGGTTTTGCTCCGAGTACTCCTGTTTCTCAAACGCTCTTTAATCCTACTAATTCTTCATATTGGGCTAAAGTTTTGGGTGTTGTTTCTCCTTCGACAATTGGTGATGCTGTAGCTGTTGGAAGAGATACAGCTGCTTATAATGCTAAATTATCTGTAGAGGGGGATATCTATGCTTTAGGCTTTATTCTTTCAGATACTGTCAGGATTACTAAGGATGGTGGTGATAATCTTGTATTTACAGACCCTGTTTCCGGATCAAAGACTTTAGCTCAGATCATAGCAGCAGCTGGTGGTGATGTACATGCTTCGGGAACACCTACAAATTTACAACTTGCACAGTGGATAAATGCTACCACTATTCAGGGTATAGCAATTTCATCTTTAGTATTAACTCAGAGTCAGATTACAGGCTTAGTAACAGCACTGGGTAGTAAAGCTACCACAGTTCATAGTTTAATTAATACTACAAATCATCCGGTAACCGGTTTAACTGCAGGGCATTTTCTAAAAGCTTTAAGTCCTACCTCTTATGGATTCGCAGCTCATGGACTTACAGCTACTTCAGTAGGACTTGGAAGTGTGACTAATAATGCTCAGGTAAAAAAGATAGCTTCTGCAACTAATTTTGCTGTAGCTCGTTGGAATGGTACTACCGGAGATCTTTTAAAAGATTCCTCAGCAACTGTAGATGATTTAGGGAATGTGAATATCCCAACAGGTGCTAAGTATAAGATAAATGGGGTTCCTATTTCACTGTACGGTGGAGTGGCTCCTTTCCATGTTCAGGCTTTTGCAACTCCTACTATAACTTTAGACGGAGCAACTTACAAAGACTTCATAATAGGCACCATTACTGGTGCCACTGAGATCAATATCACCGGACTTATTGATGGTGATGCTGGCCAAATAAACATTGTTCAGGATGGAACTGGGCATATTGTAACATTAGGAGCAGCTTTCACTAAACAGTTGGGAACAACTATAATAGATAATACAGCAAATGCAGATAATTTTATCAGTTTTCGCAAAGTGGGTAGTGATTTACTATTTACTATAAGTCAGGTGGTTTAAAATGCCGTTTCAAAACGCTATAGGGTTTTTTGAGTCTTTGGGGAAACAGCCAGACGTATTCGTTCAAGATTATACTGAGGTTATTATAGGTACTCAAACATGGATGAAATATAATTGGGGTAATAATTATATTGGTTCTAAAGTATATAATGATGATGAATTAAATAGAAGTATATATGGAGGACTATATACTTATCATATGGCTATAGCTGTAGATTTTTGTCCTGTTGGTTGGCATGTTCCTTCCAGAGCGGAATGGATAACATTAGTTAATTATATTGGTGGAACTAATAATGAAATTAATGGAGCTTTAAAAGAAACAGGGTATACTTATTGGAATTCTCCAAACTCAGATGCTACAAATAGTAGTGGGTTTTCAGGAAGGGGGGGTGGAGAAAATATTCCAGGAGTGTATGCCAGTTTAAAAGAAATGGGTAGATATTGGACAGCCACAGATCAAGATGGACTTAATGCATATACTTATGAATTAAGCCATGATACTTTGTATTCGATAGAGAATGTTGAAGGACACACAAATATATATATATCAGTACGTCTAATAAAAGATTAATGGCAAATTTATTCAATACAGGTGGTGTAGTAGTTCAGACTGTTATTAATACAGATGAGGTTCCTCTGGTAATTCCTATCACGGACACGATAGATGAGGGAGGCGAAATATTATACGGAGGAGAAGAAGTAATTGAAGATAAAGACCTAGGCGAAAAATAAATTTGTAGGTTAATTTAATTATCTGTATCTTTGTTACAAATAAATAAATAAAATACTAAAAAATTATGGCAAAGAAAGTAGTGTTTGAAGTAGAAGATTACACAAAGGTATTAAATTTCGTAGCGGGTAGAAAGTTGCGCTCTCCCGGAGCTATTGAGGCTTATGGTATTTTAAATGCAGCCACTTTGATGGATATTACAGTTCTCCCAGATCCTCCAGAAAAAGCCCCATCAATAGAACAACCCCTTATAGAAGAAGAAGAAGAAGTTATAGCTTCGTTTACTCCCTCTGCAGAATAATTTCAATATACCCCCGCTGCCTCTCAACGATGCACACTCGGGGGTCTTTTCTTTTTTTATAATTTAATTCTTATTCTATGACTCTTGAGTTTCAGCAGGCACTCATTTCGTACCTCGTACAGTCAAAGGAAGGTTTAACATATATTGATGATCTTTCAGAGGAAATTTTTGACCTTTTAGAGGATAAGTTGTGCCTTCAAATTTTAAAAAAATACAAAAAATTATATAATATTCTCCCCGGGAAAGTTGCAGCTTTGCAATTTTTAGATGAGCAGATCGATGACACCAGAGACCTTTCTCCAGAAGTCTCCAAAGCTCTCAGGGAAGCCATGGAGGATATATTTATACCTTTAGAGGAAGGAGACAAATTAAAAATCCAAGATTCAATTATACTTGAGGTCCAGTCTAAAAATATAGACTTAGCGTTCATGGACTTCGCGGCAGGTAAAATTTCCCCTACACAAGTGCTTGTCAAGATGAACAAACTCGGCAGCATGGTTAAGAGTGCGGGATATGAGGAGCATAAAGACGGAGGATTTCTTGTAGAAGATCGAAACAAGCACTTTGATGAGTCTGTTGAAGGACACCCAACATTTCTCCATGATCTTAACGCCCTGACAGCTGCCGGGGGATTTTATTCTCCTCAGTTAATTATATTCATGTCAGCTCCTAAAAATTTTAAGACGGGGCTTCTAATTAAAATAGCTATAGAGTATGCACGATGCGGGTACAAAGTTTACTATGCAGATGGAGAAAACGGAGCGCGGAGTATTCGTAATAGGGCTAAGCAATGTATCATGGAATGCACCTATCAGGAGTTATATGATGAAGAAATACAAACAGAGTTAAATATAGTGCTTGAAAGGTTTGGTAAAATGATGGGAGGAGATTTATATATTGATTCGTACCCGGCAGGATTAAAAAGCATAGGAGTGGATGTAAAAGGGAGATTAGCTCATTTGAAGGATGAGTATGGGTGGGAACCGGATATTATTGTGTATGATTCCATAGATCACTTTGTACCTTTTAGTGATGCAGACAAGCGTAGGGATACTCGTATAAAAATACAACTTGTTTACCATGAGGCAATTAACCTCAATAAAGAGCTTAATGTATTTGCCTTTGCTCCTTCTCAAGTCAACAGAGATGCTGTTACCAAGAAGACTTTTGATATGAAAGATATCAGCGAAGATTTTGGAAAATTTTTCAATGCACATAGTATCTGGGCATTGTGTGGTTCTCCGGAGGAATTGGAGCAAGGTATCAGGAGAATTATTCCAGTAGCTCAGCGCGAGGGGAAAGCTTATAAAGGGGTGAATTACTGTATGGTGAAGATAGATGAAGAACGCGGAATGGTTGAAGAGATTGATAAAGAAAGTTATTTAGCAGACGTAAAAGACGAGTAGATGATAGATAGAGACCGAGTTTTTACTTATATGAACAAGTTTCACGGGCCAGTAACACCATCGACTAATGGATTTTTCGATTGTTTGTGCCCGGTCTGTGGTAAAAGAAAATTCGCCTTTAATCCAACCTACCTTACAGGACGTTGTTGGCGAGGCTGTTTTAACGGTTTTTTGATAGATGTTATAAAATTGTACCACGGGATTAGCTACTTTGAAGCCCATGAGCTGGTTGATTCAATGCCTGAGAGTGCTTTTCATATTCCTGCAGCTGTCAACCGGGCAGCTAAGAATGCTCGGATATCTCTACCAAGGGGTTTCCATAGCATTTTGGATGGGAACGGTATATTAGCTCAGAGGGCTAGGGATTATCTGGAAGGAAGAGGATTTGATTTGAACTACTTGGATCGAATTGGTGTCGGATATGTTGATATAGAGATGGTTAATCCACTGGAGAACTACTTCGGTAGAATAATTATTCCCCTAAAACGGGATGGAATTTTGAGTTATTTTATTGGTAGGACTTTCATTGACGATTATTTAAGATACAAGAATCCTGCAAAATCTCTTTGCGGGGTTGGGAAGAGCGATTTATTCTTTAACGAAGAAGCATTTTTTATTGAGCCAAAGGTCTATGTAACAGAAGGTTGGGCTTGTGCTGCAAGTATTCAGAGAAAAGGAGCTTCCCAACAAGGATCTTCACCTTCTCTTATTCAGAGGAACATTATAGTAAAATCACCGGTTCAGGAAGTAGTTTTAATTCCGGATGCTTTTTTTTACGTTCAAGGTCTGCAGGCTGCCAGACAGCTCATACAACATAAGAAAGTAAAGGTTATTAATCTGGATGAATTTGAAGCTCAAGGGTTAGGGAAGGATGTTGCAGAAATAGGAGTAGAGAATTTATACGCTCTGGAAGCTAGGACCCCTTGGATGGACCCTGTGTTTCTTTATAAACAATTAAAAATATACGGATGAGAGATCCTGCCATACATATAAGAAGATCAGACTTACTTAAAATATTTAATGAAGTATGGGGAGCTAATATAACTGAAGAGGCTGTCACAGATTTATTTCTTCATGCTCGTAAGTATTCCATTAAAAATCGTGTTCAGGTAACTACTAAAGCCAAGGCTAAAAAGAAAGCTGATCGATCTGTTGAATCTGATACAAACCTTTTGGAGAAGTTTAACGGAATTTACCAAAGTTGTTTAGTTGCTCACTCTATTAAATCAATGACTATAGGAAAGACTTCTCCTCAATTTTTGACATTAAAAGAGGTATGTTTTGCAGCCAAGGAGTTTTCTGACCTTAATACTCTGGGGTATGAAACCGGGATGAGACTCTATGTTGAGATAGGAATTAAACTTCTTGGAAACAAGTTTAGTATATACCGGCTTAAAGGAACAGCTTTAAGAATTTTAGAGTATTACCAAGCTAAAGCCTTAATAACTTCTGATCCTAATCCAGACGGAACTGATGATATGGTTACAGCTTGGGTGCAGGCTGTTAAAGTCTTTTATCATACTTCCATAGCTTTGGAGGATGATGCTCAGAGAGCTCATTTCATCCATGCCAGAGAGGATGCAGATTCTTTAAAAGCCGAATATTATGACTGGATGGCCGCACAATTTGAGAAATATTTATACCTAGGTAACTTGCCTGCTTTCAGTCAGTTATATGGTGACAACGCAAAATTAAACTACCAAATATACATGGCTAAAAGCCACAAAGATAACAAGACCAAAGAGGAACAAGAATATTTTAATAAAGTAAAAAATAATGAGACAACAATCAAAACTAAGACCGCTGTCGAAGAAGCGCGCGTCAAGCAAGCGAGAATACATTCAGGAGTGTAAGTTGCAGGATGCTCAAATACTGGAGAACTGGGGGTACTTATTTTGTGGGAGTTGTGGTTCCAATCATCCCGATGGTGGTCATAGTCATAATATGTCAGTTAAACTTTTTCCGGAGCTGGAGTCAGATCCTAGAAATTTTAAACTTAGGTGTATGGTTTGTCATCAAGCTTTGGATTATCCTGATTTTGAGAAGATTATAAAGTTTGACGATTTCCACTCTTTGATGGAGTACAGAAAAGAGAAAGATACTCATTTTTATAATAGAACTGTAAGTGCTTTACTTGCAATAGGTTATACAGATTATCAATACATACAGGAATGAAGGTTATAATAGGAAATGTTCAGAGCGTTTTGCAAATAGGTGGTACTGACCTACTTACAGATGGAAAGATGATCGACATCCTCCGGGAATATATGAGTGTGAAAGTACCCGGATCTTTCTTTGCTAATAAAAAACTTAAGTGGCATTGGAATGGCCTCAAATATTTTTTGACTCCATCTGGAAAATTTGCTACGGGTTTTCTCCCAGTTTTATTAGGCTTTATAGATGAAACATATCCGGACCTTGATGTAGAGATTATAGATGAGCGCGGGCAACTACCCCAGTTTAAAAAGGAATTTGTTAATAAAGTATAGCTATGATAAATATAATTTATGGGTTACGTGATCCAAGAAATGATGTTTACCAGTATATTGGTAAATCAACTATTGGGGTGGAAAGAGCACTTAGTCATCTTATACTATCCCACTCTGAAAGGGTAAATGAGTGGGTTAAGAAACTAGGGGAAGATTTTTTATATCCTTTAGTAGATATTATTGAAGTTGTAGAGAAACTTGAGGATCTTTCAAAGCGAGAGAAATATTGGATTAATTACTATTTTGATATAAACCCAAATTTACTTAATATTATGTTAATTGATCATTCTTTACAAAGTATACGAAATGAAGAAGATGAGAATAAATTCAATTTTCTTTCTGCCATAATACAGAATATTCCATCAATATTAAAGAGGGAAAGATTATGTAGACAATTATCACAGGAGGCACTTTCAAAAGAAATGGGAGTACATAGAACTACAATTTCTTGCTGTGAGTTAGGTAAAAATGTAACATTGAAAATAATTCAGGATTACGTTAGAACATTAAAAGGTATTGATATAATTAGTAAAAGTTACGGAAGACCTATACGATATGAGCGAAATAATTTTATATAGTCATCAGGAAGAGCTTATTCAAGCTTATAATCACTTTATTACTTTCAGGGGGCAAAGTATATACTTTCCTCGGGGTGTAATAGATTCGGCTACTAATAGCGGAAAGACAATTATTATGGCAGGAATTTTCCTGAACTTGGAAGGAGATCAGAGAATGTTAGTCGTGATTCACAGGAAAACAGTTTACAGAGAGTTATTGGAATTCTTTAAACAGGTGTTCGGAGAAATCGGACAGATCAATGATCAGCATTATTCCATTGGAAAGCAGGTCACTTTATGTATGATACAATCATTGTACTCAAAGATAGATAATCCGAACACCAAGAAAGATCTTTCCCAGTTTACAGTCCTCTGTGTAGACGAAGCACACCGGGCCGGGGCACTCCAATATACAAAAACGCTGGTTCATTGTAACGCGGGTGTGCGGGTGTTTGTGTCAGGATCTGCCCTAGATAGCAATGATATAGTCTCAAAAATGATCATAATCGGTCTAAGTGGCCCCAAATTGGCTACAGTGACAAAGAGGGAAATGATGGATAAAGGGATCTCCGTACCTATAAAAGTTAAATTTCATCTCTGTAATACAATTCTCAGAGCACCGGTGCTTATTTATGCTGACTGTATTAAAACTCTTATCCATGAATCTGTAGAGAGGGTATCGATAGCAGCCAACATCATCCGGGAAAGAAAAGCTCTGGGGCCTATTCTGATTTGCGTAGAGCAGACTAAGCATGGCGAATTTGTTTATCAGCATCTCAAGAATGAATTTAATGTAGAGTTAACTCACAGTAAAGATAAAGAAATCATCCAGAAAATAGATGGCTTTAAAACCGGAGACCTCGATGTATTGGTGGCTACGGGAGTTTTGAAAGAAGGGATAAACATACCTAAGACAGCCACGATAATAGACATGAGCGGCGGTCAATCGAAGATAAATATCAAGCAGCGCATGGGTCGCGGGGAGAGGTTATGTGAGGGGAAAACTGAGGTTGAGTATCATGATTTTTACGATGTGGGCCGATACGTGGGGCTCCACTCTCTCCACCGGGTTAAAATTTATCAGGCTGAGCAGCTGGACATTGAGTATGATTTTGAACTTAAGAGTGCAAAAAGATTGTCATCTATAGTGATTAACTGAAATATTACTTGTATATTTGTAATCTAATAAACTATGAGATAATATGTTTTTAGATGATCAACTTTATGAGTGGGTTAAACTTAAGGATATTAAGAAACCCGAGGACTTCCAAGAACTGGTGAATGAATTATACCAGTATTGTAATGAGTACTATAAGTCTAAGCTAGGAGCTGACACATGCTCTTATTCGGATATAACACAGGTGCTAGACAAGACTTTCAAGCTGTGGGATCTGTTTATAGCCAAACTCGAAAAAGAGAATTGGTTTTTGGTAGATGTGCTGAAAGAGTATCCATATAAAAAGGAATTCATGGGTAATCCCAAGCTGAAAGAAATTTATGATAAAGGAAAATAAGGAGGAGATAAGATGAAAAAATCACACACTAAAGAAACAGAAGTCAATTTACTCAAACCAGTGAGTAAAAATGCTCAACCTATTGAGCAAACGGATTGCTTCAGTAATGAGTGGGAACCAAGGAGCTCTGAATGCTGTCAATGCGCTGACGAAACGTTGTGCGGTATCCTCTTCGCTGAGAAAGTAAAGGTTAAGAAGTCAGCATTTGAGGCTGAGCATGGCCCTCTTATGGATCAGACTGATTTACAGGGCGTAGATATGGCTAAGATTGAAAGACTTGCTAAAAAGTATCAGGACGAAAATCAGCCAATGACTTTCCAAGAGCTCCAAGATCTGATAGCTGTCCAAGCAAATACGAAAGATGATGAAGCTGTCATCCAGTTTATTAAGAGGGAATTACCTTTAACCAAGATTTATTTACAGGAAGGAGTGTGTCATGTCAGATAAAATTATACTTTATAGATTTGTAGCAGAGCCTCACTATGTAGAGGCCGGGGATATGTCTGTATTATCTAAAGTTAGTATTATGCTTAAGCAGTATCCCGTTAATAGAGAAACTTCAAAGGGGTATTGGATATTTGCTTCGTATATGCGTTGGGTCTCTAAAGAGGCAAAAAAATCTTTTGCCTACACATCCAAAGAAAGAGCTTTACTTAACTTTGTAAAACGTACTGAAAAACGGGTAAAGCTTTTAAAACTCTACTTACAGGTATCAGAAATGGCTTTGGCTGAAATTAAGAAACTATAAAATTATGCCGGGTAAGATAAGTATATTAAAAGATCCATCCCTTAACCAAGGAAAGAGTTTTGAGTTACTGGAGAAGGTTCTGTATCAGATATGTCAGGTTAATCCTGACAATGTTACTATGTTTAATATCCCCCCTAATATCAATGCATTTCAAAGTGTTCAGACAGATGTTATCCTTACTGTAGGTGAGGCTGCCTTAAATTACTGTTGTGGTCTCAAAGGTATCATGAAATATGCAGGTACAGTTCAGAAGATGGGATCAATCCCTGTGGTGCCTATTGTGTCTCCGGGATATATTGAGCATAATGCTAATTACATGAGGCAGTGGGCTGAACAAATTCAATTAGCTTCTAATATTTCTATGGGGATTAAACAGGTAGAAGCCACTAACCAGTTCATTATTGTCAAAGATTTGGGTACAATTGAAAAAGTTGCACAATATTGCAAAGAGACCGGTTACTGCTCATTTGACTTTGAGACAACAGATTTAACAGACTTGGGAACTTTTGATCCTGACTTTATGCCTTTGACTATTTCCATTTCATTTCAGCCGGGATCAGCTTATGTAATACCTTTAATGCATCCGGAAGGTCCTTTTGCTGACATTACTTTGGAGGAGGTAGTGATAAGGCTCAGACCTATCTTTTGTAATCCACATATTACAAAAATAGGCCAAAATGTAAAATTTGATTTACATTGTGCTGCTTGGTTGGGTATAATGGATCATCGCGGTCCCTATCATGATACTATGTTAATGCATCAGCTTATTGATGAAAATATGCCCCATGGTCTGAAGCCTATAGTAAAGGAGTATTATCCTCGATTCGCGAATTACGAAGCTGAGGTAGGTAAGAACTTTTCCGGGGTGTCTCTGGAAGTCTTGGCTAAATATAATGCTCTGGATTCTGATTTGACTTTAAGGCATTATTGGATCTTTACAAATATATTACTTGAGAATCCCGAGATATACTTGATGTACAGAAACTTAACAGCTCCTGCTACTAAGACTCTATTTCATATGGAGGAGACCGGGATGCTCTGTAATAAACAGCATCTGGTTGAGTCTATCCGGAAAGTAGATGAGATGATCCTGAAACAAGAGAAAGCTATGGCTGACCATTACGAGGTAACGCGCTTTATGTTATTTAAGAAAGAAGAAGCTAGGAGAAATTTAATTGTTGGCTTAGAGGCTAAGCAGGAGAAAGTATCTCTTCAAGGATTTAAAAGTAAAACAGCTCAAGAAAATTGGGTAAAAAGATTAGCGGATATCAATCAGACTTTGCAGGATCTTAAAACTGGAGTAAAAGAAGTTGAAGCACCTGAAATTAATTTCTCCAGTCCAGCTCAACTTAGTGAGCTTATGTTCTCTGTAGAAGGATTCGGGTTTGTTATTCCGAAACAGGAGTATAAGCGGTACAAAGAGGATTCTACCAGTGCTGATAATATATCTTTGATTAAAGATAAAACAGGGTTTATTGATGATTTACAAGCATTTAGACAGCTTAAACAGATAAATAGTACTTATCTTGGTTCTATTCTTGAGAAGTTAGATAAAGATCATTATATCCATACCACCTATAATCAGCATGTTACGAAGACCGGGAGACTCTCAGCAAAAAATCCAAACCTTCAAAATATTATTTCAAGGACTAAGTTTAAAATAGTAGAGGATGCTGTGGCTCTAGTTAAACAGGCATTTATTTCACCATCCGGGTATACGCTTTATCAAGCGGATTATTCTCAAATTGAACTTAGAATTATGGCTCATTACGCCCAAGAGCATAATATGCTTGAGATTTACAGACAGAATAAAGATATCCATGAAGCTACAGCTGCTAACAGCCATGGGTATAAAATAGAGGAGTTTCAGAAGCTTAAGGAAACTGATCCAGCACTTTATAAAAAGTTACGATTTCAAGCGAAGGCAGAGAATTTTGGTTATGTCTACGGGATGTCAGCTAATGGATTTAAAGAATATGCCCGGACGGACTATAATATGGATATCACTTTAAAGGATGCTGAGAAGCGTAGGGAAGCTTATTTCAAAAAGTACCCGGAGCTTTTGAAGTATCATAAATTGTATATAGACAAAGCTCGAAAATTTAAATATGTTAGAACATTCTTTGGTCGTAGAGTGCATTTACCTGATATAGACTCTATTAACTCAGGAGTTAGGGGGCATGCAGAAAGAAATGCGATTAATTCACCTATTCAAGGAAGTGCCGGGGAGATGACTATATTTGCTTTGTCCCTACTTCAGAACAGGCTTCCAAAAGAAGTGTTAATTGTAAACAGCATCCATGATAGTATCATGATGTATATACCTATAGGAATGGAGGATGAGGTTTTGCCTAATATAAAAGAAACAATGGAGAATCTTCCACTTATGCAGTATTTTGGGAAGGAAATCGGAAGTGTTCCGATTATTGTTGAATTTGAAAGCAGTAAAGAAAGCTGGGGAGATCTGGTATGAATTATATAATATCTCTTATCAATAAAAAAATAGCTAAAGAATTAATTATTAAGAATCATTATTCTCATAAATGGACTTCATGTAGATATGCTATTGGGTTGTTTAATGAGATGCAGTTAGTTGGTGTAGCAATATATGGATTCCCAGTAGGTAGACAGGTTGTAAAAAGTATAACACCAAATTTAAATAATTGTGATGTTTTAGAATTAACGCGATTCTGGTTAAGAGATGAAGAACCCCATAATTCAGAAAGTTATTTTTTAGGTTTAACATTTAAATGGTTAAGAGAAAATACAAAAATAAAAGTATTAATTAGCTACTCAGATCCTATGTATAATCATTTAGGAATTATTTATTAAGCAACTAATTGGTTATATCAAGGTAATAATATGATGCTTATAAAAGGGTTTCTACATAAAATAAATGGGAAAATAATGCATCCGAGAAGTGTGGTTGCTAAAT